TACTAATGGAGTTCAAATTAGCAGATAGCCATCTATGGGTCGAAAAGGTTCCGAAGTTCGTGAGCAAGCTCACATCGTCCGCGAGCATGGCGACGCTCCATGAGAACTACGGCATCATTCAGGGTCTAGGCTACGCTCAAGGCTATGCGCTGCATCGAGTCGAGCCGAAGGTCTGGCAAGAACCGCTTGGCCTAGGCGGACGCAAATCCTGTGCGACAGGGCCAGAATGGAAGCGTAAGCTGAGGTCTAAGGCGCAGGAACTCTATCCGAACCTCGAAGTCACCTTGAGCAACTGCGATGCACTTCTGATCCTTCACTATGCTCTGGGAGGCGGAAGGTGAGCGAACAAACAAAACTGTTAGCGGAAGAAACCGACATCGAAACCCTGCGGAATGCCATCGCAGAATACCAATTCTTGGCCAAGGTTCTCTTCAAGACTGTCGGCTGCGGTTGTGACGGGGGGAATGACCTCTGCTACCACTGCGGCCAAGCCGAGCAACAATACAAACACATAACCGAGATATACAAATGACCAACCTCAACAAACCCGCAACGATCAGAGTGGCAGATGCCGATGAAACACCAATCCGAATCGACTTCGATTACTTCGATCAGAAGTACAAGGAGTGGCTTATCCGCCGTGGATTCGGCGATGAAATCGGAGGCGCATTCGGGATGAAACGACCCAACAAACGACGCGGCAAACGGACTCTACCCGATGAAATCTGAAATCACGCGACAACAGTTGTTGAAGGAAGCCCCGAACCTTGTTGAGTATGCCATCCTCCGTGGATGGATGAGCAAGCCGAAGCCTCAGCGAAACCCAGACGGTGTCTGGCATGCGAGCGGTTCTGGTCATCTTGACGACGCTTCCGAAGATGAAATACAAGAACTTAGGAAACAGTTCGGTGCAGGTTGAACTCCTCTCCGACGACGTAGAGATACGGATCGGAGAAACCAAGTGGCAAGGAGTGGCCTACATGCGGGAAGGCAAGCGAAAGCTCTACGTTCGAACGAAGGCTGAATTCAATGCCAAGTTCGTACTGCTAGATGCGAAGCCCTAAACATTACATCGCCGCACAAGAGCAGCTCTTTGCGAAGTTCAAGTCTCGCTCCATACCCATTCAACAATGGAGCAAGTACCTGATGACTCCCAAAGAGCTTGCTCTCCTTTTTCAGAAGCTAGAGAAATCAAATTCTGTTCTTCAGGAGATAGCCACGACTGACCTTGGCAAGTCTGGAGAACTCGCGAGAAAACAACTTGGAATCGAATGAGCAATTCAAATATCGACCGTGCAAGAGCATGGCTTCGCAACACCCCCGGTGCCGTCAGCGGCCAGGGCGGTCATAACGCAACCTTCGCAGTAGCCACCGCTCTAGTGCATGGCTTCGAGCTGTCGCGAGGATCTGCCGAAGATCTGCTCGCCGAATACAACGCGAAGTGCGTTCCACCGTGGAAGACCAGCGAATTGGCCCACAAGGTGAATCAAGCGATGAATGTAGCGCACGACAAGCCGAAGGGATGGCTTCTTTCCGCACAGAGCGGAACGCCCGTATCAACGACCGGAAAGTTCGTCGTCCAGAAGATCCAAGCAATTCCGCAACCGGAATCCCGATTTACAACTATCGACTTTCTCAAAGCCTGCTTCGAGCAGGATGAAGTTGTATGCATCTGCAACGACATCATCTGCGACGAGGAAGGTAAAGGTAGGCCAGCGTCCAAGGGTACGTTCCTCAAGCGCGACGAATGGATTGAGAAGCATTTCACGCCGCCCATAAGTTCCATGTGGAACGGTCCTGACAGCCGTGGCGCGTATGTACGGGTCAACCCGTGTCTCGACGAAACCGGATCGGATTCTGGCGTGTCAGCATTCCGCCATGTGCTGGTCGAGATGGACGAGAAGACGAAGGACGAGCAATGGACGATTCTTAAGGATTCGAAGCTGCCGCTATCGGTCGTCATTGATTCAGGCGGCAAGAGCCTGCACGGCTGGGTCAGAGTCGAAGCGGCGAACAAAGAGGAATGGGGCGAGCGTCGCGACGTTGTTTATCGTCATCTCGAAGCCCTCGGCATCGATCCGAAGAACAAGAACGCGAGCAGGTTTAGCCGCTTGGCTGGCGTGATGCGCGATGGCAAGGAACAGAAGCTGTTGGCCATCAATGTAGGTGTCGTGAACTGGGATGCGTTCACGGACTATCTGGAGTCCCAGGACATGCCTCAGGAGTTCACGCTCCAGAGCATCATCGATTACGATCCTGAGAATGACCCTGACAATCTCATTGGCGACAGATGGATTCGACGCGGTTCATCGGTTCTCTTTGTCGGTCAGAGCGGATGCGGCAAAAGCTCGATGGCGTTCTACCAAGGACTGAGGTGGGCCATAGGCTCAGATTGGTTCGGTTGTCAGCCGGTACGACCATTGAAGGTGGCCTACGTTCAAGCTGAGAACGACATTGCCGATCAGCATGATGCCCTGAAGGGAGCCGCGCAGATGGTCTTCGGAAGCGATTGGCAGAATGGATTGCGCCGTGCGGACATGCTCTTCTTTCGCGAGGCTGTTCGTACCGGCGTAGATTTCACGACCATGCTGCGTCGTCTCATCCGAAAAACGAAAGTAGACATTGTCTACATCGACCCTCTGCTCTCGTACATCGGCGGCAATCCATCGGACATCGAGGTATGCGCGAACTTTACGCGACATCTGCTCCAACCGATTATGATGGAGACGGGAGTCGTCATCGTGCTGGTTCATCACTTCCCCAAGCCGAAGGGTAAGGACGACAAACCTGAGAGCGTGGCAGATATGGCCTACTCAGGCTTCGGATCGTCTGATCTGACCAATTGGGCGAGAGAGGTGATTGTCCTGAAGGAAGTCGGATTCAATCAGCCGCGACGTTTCATGCTCGGAATGGCGAAGCGAGGAGACAGGTCAGGACTGAAGGACAAGAACGGAAACAAAACCGGCTCCATCGTCATCCAGCGAGGTGTAGGAACCATATCCTGGGACTACGCACCGCCTGAGGTATTCGTAGTCGATAAGGCGGCAGCTAAGAAGCCGTGGGGCGGACGACCTAAGCGTTAGCCTTCTCGCGTTCAGCGCGACGCCGACCCTTGGCGGATAATGACTGAAATTTTTCCTTGGAAAGTTTTTTGCGTCCGATTGCGGCGGCCAAAGCGCGAGGCTCTCTCACACCCTTCTTCTCAAGCTCGCCGATGAGCTTCTCGTAACGTCCGCCACCGCCAAGTTTCATCTTGTCCATATTACCAGAGGTTTTTGCATGCCCAATATTTGGGCGTTGTTTTGTCCTTCGCTTCCGCGCAGTTGTGACGGGAGCGAAAATTGGCCCGACGCTTCGGGTTCTTGTGCTTGGTGAAGTCGGAGTATCGAACATCACCGAAATGAAGGACGACGACCTTTCCATTGTCGTTCTTCACGAAGACAGTCTTCTTCTTCGGATACGGAGTCACGCCTTCGATCTTGCGCGGAGAATTCAGTGTCACCTTACGTCCGCGCCAAGTGTTACCTTTCTTGGAGAGGGAGGTTTTCATCGTTCGAGGTTTTGTAGTTCGTCGATGTCGGGAGATTCCTCGCCTTCGGTGGCGGCGACAGCTTGAGCGGTTCCACGGAGAACAGCATTCAGCTCATCCTTTGAGAATCGACCGATTGGCTTCATAGCAAGCTCTCTCAACTCAGGCGTTGAAAGAACGTAAGAGGCAATTTTGTACTTCACGCGAGGAGCGAGCTTAATCATCTGGGCCGCTTGGTTCGCTGTTCCAATAGGACCGACGCGAGCAACGCTTCCAACTGCGGCACCAACCGCAGCACCAGTAGTTCTCGCCATAGCCTCCACAAACGGATCGTTCGACGCGATTGGAGCCTTCAGCTTTTCCAACTTTGAAACATTGTCCAAGACAGACTTGAGGCTGGAAACCTTTCCAGTTCCTAAGACCGCATTGGCGTAATTTCGGACATCGCTCGCCTTACCAACAACAGATTCACCAGCAAGTTCAGCCGCCAACTGCTTGGTGTTTAAAACACCTGAGGTGGTGTACTTTTCGATCAAGTCATTGACGTATTGAAACTGAAGTTGCTGCACCAGCATTGGGCTTTCACGACCAATCATATCGAGTGCCACTCGGCTCTGTTCTGGCGTGTACGAGCCGTCAACAATTCCGCCTATGAACTTTTTAGGATTCTGGGAAACAATGTCAGTTACATCGCTCGAAGACGCTTTCTTAAGTGCGCCAAGAATTGTGCCGCGCAACTGTTTGTCCCTTTCTCCAGCCGCTTTTATGGCTTCAGCAATTGTCTTTTGAACCTCAGGTGCCTTTGAACCAAGAGCATCAGAAAGGACATTGGCATCTACAGTCAGGCTTGAAACAACCTTGTTAGGATCGAGTCCAGACAGCGCAGATTGCCGCTTTGCAAGACCTGCAATTTGCTTCGAGTTCGGGAAGAATTTGCTTTGGATTTCAGGCGCAAGACCGTTGATGTAGTTGACGACTTTAGAAACGGAAATCTCACCAGTAACCGGATCAAGACCAGACTTTGCAGCTTGATTGAACAGATATTCTTTCGCGGTAGAATCGATTGCAGCAGCGTCTTCCGGTCGAGCCGCACTCTTGATTGACTCAAGAAAAGTGGGGGCGTCAGCAGACTCTAGCTTGCTGGCAATAGATGCCGGTCCAGCACCTCCTTCTGCGCCAACATCTTTGATCAGCGACTGAACTTGACGGCCAACGAACTTGTCTACGTTTTCGCGATGGAACTTGTTTGCAACGTCGAGTTTTTCTCGAAGAGTTCCTGTTGGGAGATTGGAAATTGCATTGTCGATGTCCGTGGTGATTGCCTTGTACAGATCCTTCTTTGCCTTGTCAGAAAGGCCGGGAAGCAGGTCGTCCTTTCCGATGGAATCTCCAATCTGAGTGCGATATCTCCTAAGCGCATCAATGGACTGATCTTCGGTCATGTTGCCGATAGCGGCCACATATTCACGAGTACCCTTTGGATAGGTTGAAGGAATTCCGCGAGTCGCGAGAACCTCTTCCTTGGGAATCTGAAATCCAAACTCATCAACAAGTCCACCAGCTTGTTCGGGTGTGCCTTTGAACATCTGAACCGCTTGAGCATCGATGTTGTTGGCCCACTCAGACATGCTCGGAGTTTTTACGGTCAGCTTTTGATAGGTAGGATCGTTTCGAAGCGTGTTGAAATTCTTGGTGTCGGTTTGCTTGAAGAAATCGTATCCAGCTTGTTGTAGTTCACGGAACTTGTTGCCAAGAAATGACGGCGTTGCGGCGGTGCCAGGAATCAGTGCGTTGGCTGAGTTCTGAACATCAATCAAACCCTTGTCGATTGAAGGCTTCAACTGAGCTGAAAGCGTTCCGATTGCGTCTTCGTAAGGCTTTGAGACAGCTCCGAGTCGCTTCCGCAAAATATCGACAGCACTCTTTGCTAGCTCATCGGTCGTGATTCCCGTGTTCTTTCCGCCCAGCTCGGTGGCATTCAGGACGATCAGCCTCTTGAGGCTTTCCATGTGCTGAGGTGTAACCTCCGCACCAACTGGAGCGTTCTTGATTGCTTCGACAAGTCCCGGCTCGCCAATCGCCTCAGCAACCCCAACCGGAACTCTGACTCCGGTAGACGACTCAATGATGTCTCGAAGTTGAGAAGTCTCTAACGAACCAACTCTCGGCGAATATCTTGGCCGAAAGAATGTCGCCATCGCACCTTTGAATCCTTCTCCAGTGAGAAATTTTCCGGTAGCGACTGCTGGTTTAACCAACTGCCTAGCACCAGCAGCAACAAGCGGAACACCAACCTCGCTGACAAGCGGACCAAGCACTGTCCCCGCTAGAACATTTTCGCCAATCGTTTCGCCAGCTTTTCCGTATTCTCCGCGAGCAAGCTCAGGCAACGCTTCAACAGCACCAGTGGCTGCGCCGCCAGCACCCCCGCTAACAGCTTCCGCTCCCACACGGCCAAGGAATTTACCGGCACGTTCTGCGCGAGTTGCTCCACCGGCAGCAGTTAAAGCGGCAGCTATTTCTGGTGATGCAGCAGCAAGCAACTCTGGAGCAACTATTCCTGCTGCTATTCCAGCCTGAAAACGAGCCGCATCTCTAAACTGCTTACCTTCAGGAGTTTCAGGACCAGCAATAGGCGCACGGAGAACATCTCCACCGGCCAGACCAGCACCGCCAGATCCTAATCCACGGAACGTCTCTCTCAAGCCAGCCATGAATCCACCTTCTTGCTGGCCAACTTTACCGGCATCCTGCACCGCCTGATTCAACTGAGCGGTCGATCCGACAGCAGCAGCAACTTCTGCTTCAGGCAACGCAGCAACCATCCCCTGCTCCTCGCGACGACGCATCTCCGCAATCGTGGCGGGAGCGGCAGCACGTTCGTACTTTGACTTGAAATCGTTGACTACAAATTGGATGTCCTCTGGCTTTTCGCCGTTGGATTCCATTTGCGAAACAATGCCGTCCAGCTTCAGCCGATCCTGTTCGTTGAGTGGCATGTTTTTAGTAATTGTATTTTGAGCGGAAGTCAGTACCTGCAGGCTGACCGCTAGTGGCTGGTGTCAACGGGGCCGCTTGAGGCTGCTGTTGTCCGAACGGTGTGAACGGCAACTTGTACTTCGCAACAAGCTCGTTGGCCAACCTGACCTGCTCAGGTCGGATTCGATACTGATCTTTGAAAGAACGAATCGTTCCGTACAAATCTTCCGCAGCCATTGCTGAGAAGTTTCGAACATCGTCCGCAAAATTCTCGCTCTTAACATTTCCAAGAGCGGCTTGGAGCCGTTGCATCTCCGTGGTCGTTACGGCTTTACCAGAACGCTCAAAAGCAACCTGATTGAACTCATCTTGGAATCGCTGCAACAGCGCGTAAGCGTCCTTCTCCTCTTTAGTCTTTGCTCCAGCCAAACGCTTTTTGATTTCAGTTACCTTGCCGTCAATAATGCCCACATACTTCTGGATGGCTTGAGGTCCGTAGTTTTTTTCAAAGTCATCGAGCCGTTTAACCAGCTCTCCAGACTTCCGGGCAATCGTTTCATCTCCGCCAATGCGTTTCTCGGCAGTTCCATCAGGGAACTTCCATGAATTACTCATGGCGTTGGACTCGATGATGTCAGCAGTTTGCGCGTCAGGCTTTCCAAACAACGATTCGTATTCGCTGACAGCTCTTTCAGACAAACGCATTTTGGTGCGTTCAGATGCTGGGATTTGATCTTTCTTGCGGTTTTCAACGGTTGCTTGAGCTGCCTTAATCCGTTCTTGAAGAGGAATAGCCTTGTCCAGAAGCGACACTTCCGTAAACACATCTTGAGAGAGTTTTCCTAGAACCTCTTTTTCTTTTTTCTGCTCCCTGATGACAGGAAGATTTGCTTGATAAACCTCTTCGTTAATTTCTCCGGTCTGAGGATTAAAAACGTCGATGCCTTGATTCTGCATCTCAGAAACCATGTCAGCCCTAGTCTTTTCAAACTGTTCGCGAGCCTTGATGATTTTCGCTCTCGGAGAATACTGCTGAAGACCTTGATATGCTTTGATTGCTTCCTGATTGAAAGTCTTTGATTTGAACCGAGGAAGCGCAGGCATAGCCGCCTTCAACTCAGGATCGTTCAAATAGTTGGCCACCTGTTCGTTGAACTGTTGAAACGAATCAAATTCACCAGCCTGAGCTTCCTGCTCCGCCAACGCCTGAGCATAAGCATTCGACTGGATCTTGTTCTGAAGATCGTACTGCCGCTGACGCATAATCTGCTCCGCAGTCTGCATCTGCATCTGCTCCATCATCCGCTGCTGCGTCTGTGCGCGGTCGAACAGCGATGCGCCTAGCTGAAATGCTTGAAGAGATTGGTCGGCCATAAGATTTAACCAGCTTCAGGAATTACACCGACAAGTCGAGGGTCAGATCCAGTTGAAACTCCAGCCCCAGCGTATGGTGAGCCAGAAGGAGGAGCAGAATACAGATTTGCGGGATTTTGCGCCATCAACCCCTGATACATTCCGTACTGCGACAGCGCGCCACCGGCAACACCACCAAAGTTCGTGAACGCAGTCTGAGCCGCCTGCTGCATCGGAGAAGGAGCGGCTGCAACCTGAGCGGCGGTCAAATCACGACCGTATTGAAGTTGGTTCTGCTGTTGAATCGCCCCAATGCGCTGCGCTGGCGTGATGAACATGCTGCTCACCGAGAACGGTTGAACCATGCCGAACGTCCGCTGCTGCTGGATAAAGTTCTGAGCTTGAGCAAGACCCTGATTCTGAATCTGCATGCCAGTCAGCCCTAAATCGCGAGCGGTCAGCGCACGGCCAAATCCAGATCCTGCGCCGAATCCTCCAGACAAAGCTCGTCCAGCGGTTGAGCGTTGAACCTGAGCGGAAACCTCAGGAGAAATCTCGCCACGCAAAGCAGCACCAATGTTCGCTCCAGCCTGTTGAACAAGCTGGTCATAGCCTGGAATCGCACGACGAAGCTGCGCCTCAAGCTGAGACTGTTCAGCGGCAGTTGTCTTTTGCGCCAGCTCGGTTGCAGGTTGAAGCGCGGCGATGTTCTGCTGAATCGCCTGCTGCTGCTCCTTAGCGAAATCAATCGGCTTCAGCTCAGGAACCTTCGGTTTCTTTCCGCCGAACAGTCCACCAAACAAACTTCCAAGGCCGGAGATTGCCGCTCCACCCAAAATTGCCGCTGGAACACCTATTGCCATAAATTATCCTTTTGGTTCAGAACCATTGCGAGAATCCACCGCCATTCAATCCTACACCGACCATGCGTATCGTCGC